AAAAAAATAAAAAAAATAATGCAACCATTCTATATTTAATAATATAGAATGCCGGGTCCCAAGTCCGAAAAAAGCTGCAGAGGGTTTTAATATTTTTTATTTAATATGTATTAAATTCAAATACCATCTTTCATTATTTGATAATTTTAAATTTTCATAATAAATTGTCATATTATTTATTTTTGCTAAAGCATTAATATGTCTATTAAACATTTGAATTTCATTGTACTTTAAAATTATTTTTGGATTTTCTATAATATTTTGTATTTTTAAAATTTTATTATTATTTGAATTAATTATTTCTAAAATACAATATATTTGATACTCATTATTACAAATTGTTTCTTGTTTTATCCATCCAAAATATAAATATTTATTATCATAATTATAAATTTGTCGTGAAAAATCAAATAATTTTGAATTTTTTCTTCTTAATTCCTCAATCTCTTTTAATTCATATGATTGTAATGTTTTTTTATACAAAATTTTATCCATTATTTCTGAATTTGTATAAATAATATCGTTTTTAATATATTTTTTTATTTTATTTGTATTCAATTTTATAAAATGATTGAAAGAATAAGAAAAAGGAATTAAAATTAAAATAAATAAATATTTCATTATTAATAATTAATAATAATTTTCTTTATGTTCATTAGATATTATCATTAATTATTTTACATTCATTATTATTTTTATTTGTATACAATTTTTAAATCATTTTATTATTAAATTTATATTGATATTCATTGTATTTTTCTTAGATTTTTTATAAAATTTTTTTGTTTTTTTGTTTCTGTATTTTCTAAATATTGTTTTTGTCTGTTTTCAAATTCTTTTATAATATCTGTCTTTTCATTTAAAGAATATTCACTTATTATGGATAATGGCATATTATCCAAAATTTTTGGTTGGAAAGCTTCTTTATAATCTGTATGATTATTGATATTATTCGAATTTAAATTATCTATTGATATTATTTGTCTATCTTTTGAATAATTAAAATTAGTATAATCTTTATCTAAAATTATTTCAGTACTATATTCTAATTCATCATTAGATTTAATATATAAATATTCAGATTTACAAATATTATATCCATTTTTTAAATTAATAATATATTGATTTTCATCAATCTCATTTTTACTTTTATTATTTTTCTCAAACCATTTTTTATTAAAATTTTGAAAATCATCATGTGTTTCAAAAAATATATCTGAAAAACTTGACATATTTTTAATATCATTATCTAATTCTAATTGATTTTTTTGATGATATAGTTTTAAATTTTCACAATTTACAATCTCATCTTTTCTATTTTTATTTTTAATATCATTAATAATATTTTTATATGAATTTGTCAATGAACACATTTCTTTGCAGGCTTCTTCTTTATTAATACTTATATTTCTATCTGGATGGATTAATAATGCTAAATTATAATATGCCGTTTTTGCTTCTGCAATGGTACATGAAGCATCTAAACCAAATAATTTATAATCCTCAGCATACATATTAATTTTAATTGAGTATTTATATTTATACTTTTTTTATATGTATAAAATAAAAAAAAATAATTAATGGAATTTGATTATTATATTTGGAATGAGATTAAAGAATTTATGTTTCATAGACATTTGTGGAATAAACAAAAATATAGACAATATTCTAGAGTTTTAAAAATACTTCCTAAAGCAAATTGTTGTGATTCAAATATTAATCTTATTGATTATGATTCAAATTTAATTGTAACAAATTCTCATTTCCATATTAAATTTATTAGAATTTATTCTAATTTTATATGGAAAACATTTAATATAAAATTAGTTACATTTATTTGTTTACAAAAATCGGATCAAAATTTTCCAACAATACTTACTGATTTTTTAAAAGATTTACATTATGATGTCTATATTAAATAATAATTATTCATTGAATATATTACAAAAAAATGATTAAAATTTAAAATTATCACATTTAAAATAGATAAGATATACCAACAAGATTATACCAAATAAAATTAAAATATAATAATCAATATTTAGTATAAATTATAAAATCTAATATGTTGCCACAAAATATATTTTATAATTTTGAAGTTGCAAATATTACAAACAATTATTTATTTTTCACAACTTTATATGAGTTGTATCCAAAAGAAATATTGAATTATGCAGTAGATAAAAATTTATATAATTTTATTAATTGGTTTTCTAGTTACAATGGTAACGATAATGTAAATCAAAATGATTTAGAAAGAATATTACTTTCATTTATTGATCAAACATATTTTATAGAACAAGAGTATATATTATTTTTAATTGATAAATTTATTAAAGGTATATTACCGAATGTTAAAAATGGAGAAAATATACTTTCGGTTTTACAAGAAAGAATTGGTAAATCAATATTTGAAATTCAAAATATGTTAATTAATATGAATGTAAATATAGATCTTAATAACTATAAATTTATAAAAATTGGAAAGTTAAATTTTATAGAATATTGTACATTTTTAAAATTAAATGGTTTATTTTTAGAATCAGTAAATGTTGATAGATTAAAAATTATAATGAAATAATATTAATTAAAATTTAAACTAATTTTAATTAAAAAAAAATAATAAATTATATTGTTATATTTTTTTATTTTTTATTTTTTATTATTTTTACTTTTTATTATTTTTTATTATTTTTATTTTTTATTATTTTTATTCATTTATTTATAATTTGAAAATAAAAACAAACTAAAAATAAACTAAAAAGTTAAAAAAACTATAATTATATATAAATTTAATTAGAATATTCTGTAACATTTTTAATATTATATTCAACATTATTATATATTTTTGAGTTAATTTTCATATCCCATTCTAAATTTGATTTTGTTAAAAAAGTATTTATAATTGTTGACAACCATTCATAATATGAATATAATTCCGTATCTCTATCTGTAAAACCTCTACTGAGAGTATTATGCATTATATCACTAAATTGTTTATTTAATATATCGCAATGACCAAAATTTTGAGCTTCAATAAATTGTTTTTTAGGAGTAATTAAATTTGTTTTATCAATTTTAAAAGATGGAATAAACGGAAATTGAGGAAATTTAAAACTCCAAGTATATGATTTTTTTGCATTTAAAAATAAAACGGAATCTACAAATTTCAATTTTAAATCTTTCTTTTTTGGTTTTTTAAAAGGAAACGTTTTTGATATAAATCTATTATCTACTGGATCCAATAAAATTAATTTTTTTATTTGATGATTTAAATTACATAAGTCAATTGCATTTATAGCTCCCGTTGAATGAGAAACTACACTAACACTTTTATATTCATTTAACAAATATTCACTTAATTCTTCAACAACCTCTATATTATTTACTGCAACATAAACAGAATATTTCTCAGAGCATAAAGTTGTAAAAAAATCACTATAAATATTAGATGGAATTATAGAATTTGCTCCTGTAAAAAATATAATAGCATCTGTGTTTTTTTTAACAGTATTTTTTATTTCAAAATAATCAATATTCTCATCATTTATTTGTGTATAAGTTTTTTTAAAAACACAATTACATTGTTTAGTATTAGTCAGTGGCACTGACGATTCTTTTTGACCATTAGAATAACCATTCGAATAAGAATTTATTGTATGCTTAAAAAAATGATTTCTTGGCTGTAATACAAAAGAAAAACCAAATGTAGAACACATTAAAAATAATATTTTATTAAAATATTTCATATAAAATATATACATATTATAAATTAACTTAAAACAAACGCAATATAAATTTATAATAAACTAATTCAAAAAATGTCTGAAAATTATATATCTAGAAGAGGATATACAATAAATAAAAAAAATTTAAATGAAAAAGAAATAAATAAAATTAAGAAAGACTTATTTGTTCAGCCATTTGAAAAACAAAAATTTTTAATGGAAAAATTTGGTAATCTTCCACCTAAATTTAAAGTTTATTTAGAAAGTCAAAATAAATTTTATTTACCAAGATATTATGGAATTCAGAATTTTGGTAATGCTAAAAATAATATTGTAAATAAAGGTGAAAATATAAATTTGAAATTTACTGGAAAATTAAGACAAAATCAAATTGAAATAATGAATGAATTTATGCCAAAATTTTTTAAAGAGAAAGGAGGTATATTGAATTTAAAAACAGGATTAGGTAAAACAGCTCTTGCTTTATATTTAATAAGTAAAATACAAAAGAAAACATTAGTTGTAGTGCATAAAGAATTTTTAATGAACCAATGGCGAGATAGAATTAATAAGTTTTTACCTGATGCTAAAGTTGGTATTATACAATCAAAAAAAGTAATTGTTGAAAATTGTGACATAGTCATAGGCATGTTACAGTCTATCTCTTTAAGAAATTATGATAAAAATATATTTGAAGGATTTGGTTTTACGGTTCTTGATGAGATACACAATTTTGGTTCCGAAGTTTATTCTCAAGCATTTCCCAAAATTTCTGCTGAACTCAATTTAGGTTTATCAGCTACTTTAAAAAGAAAAGATAATATGGAAAAAATACTTTTATGGTCTATTGGTTTTGCATTTACACCAAATAATAAAAATAATAAAGGTTTTGGTGCTGTAAAATGTTTAAATGTATTATTTAATGATTCTGAAAATCAAGTGACATATTATAATTATAATGGAAATATTAATTATCCAAAAATGATAAATAAATTGTCTGAATCTCAAAAAAGAAAAGAATTAATTATTAAATTTATTAAAAAATTATGTTTAAATAAAAGAAAAATATTAGTTTTAAGCGAAAGAAGAAACCAACTAAATGAATTAAAAAAATCTTTAGATTTTATTAAGATTGAATCTGGTATGTGTGTGGGAGGCGTAAAACAAAAAGAGCTGGATGAAAATGTTAAAAAGCAAGTATTGCTTGCAACCTACAGTTACGTTCAAGAAGCATTCGATGTGCAAATGCTCAATACTATAATACTCGCTACTCCTAAATCTGATGTTGTACAAGCGATTGGTCGAATATTAAGACAAACAGAAGAACAAAGAACACATATTCCACTAATAGTAGACATAGTTGATAATACTGAAAGAATGAAGAAAAAATATAATACACGAAAAAAATATTATAAACAAAATAACTTTGATATTATTGATTATGAAAAAGATAAATCAATAGATTTAGAATTTAAAAATAATTTAAAAAT